AGGCAGTAGAATTTCCAACTAAACCATAGGGGAAAAAATGCAATTATCCAAACACTTTAAACTTATAGAATTTACCAAGAGTTCCACTGCAATTCGTCGTGGTATAAAAAACGAAGCGGGTAGCGGTGAAATAAAAAACTTAACAGATTTATGTTATGGTGTCTTAGAGCCTGTAAGAGCAAAGTTTGACAAACCAATTATAATCACCTCTGGCTATCGTTCAGAAGAATTATGCGAAGCCATCGGAAGCAAAAAGACTTCACAGCACACTCTCGGAAAAGCCGTCGATTTCGAGATAGCTGGTGTTTCTAATTTAGCTGTCGCTCTTTGGCTTTCTAATAACGTAGATTTTGACCAGCTTATTTTAGAGTATTGGAAAGAGGAAGAAAAAGATCCAAACTCAGGTTGGATTCACGCAAGTTTTTCTGAGGGAAGCAATAGAAAACAAGTCTTAACTTTTGACGGAAAATCATATACAAACGGATTACCTGACGCAAAATGGTCAGGTGGAGTTTTAATGAATTAATATAGGAGTAGATATGGCTTACAATTACGGAATGAAAAAGAAGAAGAAAAAGAAAAAGAAAAAAAAGAAAAGATAGTTTATGGTTAAAGCTAGTTCCATAAGAAGTGTTATTAAACAATTAAATACAAGACAAAAAAAAACTATGCGTAAACACGCTAGACATCACTCTATGAAACATATGAAAGATATGGCTAGTTCTATAAAAAAAGGGAAAACTTTTACACAAGCACATAAGTCAGCAATGAGAAAAGTAGGTAAATAAAAATGGCTAGAAAAAAAATGATATGGGAAAAGAAAAGACCTAAAGGTTTAGGTAAACCAAAACCATTTAATAAAAAATCTAAAGCGTATAAATCTGCAAAAGCTAAAGCTACTAGAAAGTTTGGTAAGAAAACTAGCTTTGTAAAAAATCTATTTATCGCTAATGCAATAAAAAGATACAAGCCGAGAAAGAGAAAGTAATGGCTAGAAGTCCGAAAACAACAGGCGAACATATTGTTTCACTTTACGGACACATTACAGGATTAAAAAAAGATATTTCTGTTTTAAAAAATAATCATCTTAAACATATTCATCAAGACATAGATAAAATTCACGACAAGTTAGATCACAGATTTGACACAATTACAAATTGGATTATTTGTGGGTTAGGTGCTGTTGTCGTAGTCGTTGCAACCCAGCTTCTTTACTTTTTATCGAATTAGTTGTACAAGTAAAACTTGTATGATCTATAAATCTGTACTTATAATTTCTGATACTCACATACCATATTCTGTTAAAGAACTATTGCCTTTCTTAAAAGAACTAAAAAAAAATATAAAAATTTTGATAAGATAATTCATATAGGCGATGAAGTCGATAAACACGCAATGTCATTTCACGATTCAGATCCCGATCTTCCAAGTGCTGGTGATGAACTGAAAATATCTTTACCGATGATAAAAGAATTAGAAAAACTATTTCCTCAAATGGATTTAATGGATAGTAATCACGGTAGCTTAGTTTACAGACGAGCATTGAAACACGGAATACCAAAAGCCTACATAAGAAAATATAATGAATTTTTACAAGTTGGAAAAGGTTGGAAATGGCACGATGATTTAACGATAGATACACCTTTAGGAAAAGTTTATTTCTGTCACGGCAAGACAGCCGATGTATTAAAATTAGCACAATCAATGGGTATGAGTTGTGTACAAGGGCATTACCATTCGTCGATGGGAGTAAGGTATTATGGCAACAGCTTAGGATTGTATTTTGGCCTACAAGTAGGTTGTATGATTGATAATAAATCTCTTGCCTTTCGATACAATAAAGTGCAGAAAGCTAGACCGATAATCGGTTGTTCAGTTATAAAAAATGGGCTACCAATTATTGAACCCTTTATTAAAGATAAAAACGGAAAATGGATTGGAAAACTATTATGAAAGACACAAAGCTAAAAAATACCCTTTTAAAGAGCCATAGAGCCACGCAGAGTGCGTCTGAGCCTTTAAACGAGCAAGTGGCGGGTAGCTGGTACAAATCGCTTAAAATACAGCCTATTGAATATTGTATGGCTAATAAGTTAAATGCTTGTCAAGTTAAAGTTATAAAATATACAACTAGATGTTTGTTGAAGAACAAAGATAAAAAAGGTAGAAAACAAGATATAGACAAAGCTATACATTGTTTAGAAATGCTAAAGGAGTTTATAGATAAAGATGTGGTTTAATTTATTAACTAGCGGTGTAAAACTCGGAGCAAAAATTTATCAAAATCGTAGAGAGAGTAAGGTGCTTGAATCACAAGCTGAAAGACTACACTTTGAAAAAATGGCTAATGGGGAAATCGAATACAAACAAGCAGTAATGAAAAATAACCAACAGGGGTGGAAAGATGAATTTGTATTAATTTTAGTTTCTGCACCTGTGATGTTATTAATATGGTCTATCTTTAGTGAAGATCCCGAAATTATGACTAAGGTAGATTTATTTTTTGACAAATTTAACAATATGCCTTTTTGGTATCAAGCATTATTCATAGGAGTAGTCAGTGCTATCTATGGTCTTAAAGGTGCTGACATTATCAAGAGAAAATAGTAATATAAAATCTATGAAAGTAGATTTTGTAGTAACATATTTAGAATTACAAGTTGAAACGGCTGACAATCCTTTTGGAAGTTACGCAACATTAACTTTTATAGATACCTATCCAAATTTTCCAAAAGTAGATAAGACAGTAAAATATTTTAGGGATCAAATTGATGTGAGTTTATTAAAGTATGATTATACTTTTCATCAGATAAGGAAAGATACTGATCTAAGTCATTATGAGATTACAAGACATTGAATAAGGGGGATTGCTCCCCCTCACAACTATTAGTTTCTAGTTAGCTTTTCAGTTGCTAATTCATTAATAGATTTAGTTTTTAAATGATCACAATAACTGTGTGCATTTTTAGCTTCTACTTTAGCAAACAAGTATAATTTTTTTCTATTGGATAATTCCAATTTTACTTTCTTATACCTTTCGTCATTAGTAGATTTTACTTTAGCCAACGATATGGATAATTTAGAATTTTCCATTTTTTCGTTTACAACATAATCAAAGACTTCCTGTACTTGATCTTTCACTTCATCATATTCTATTTCTGCTTTGACTAATCTTTTGTCTAAGAAATCTAAATAGCTTAAGATTTGATGTGGATCAAATACAGTTGGCCTATGTTCTATGTATTTAGCTAAAACAACCTTGTCAGACATTAATCCTCTAATTGATCAGGATTAAATTCAGTCGGATCAGGTGCAGGACTATTTTGGAACTCTTGCATATGTGCTGGGAGTTCATCGTCCATTTCTTGTCTTGGCTGATACGATGGCTTAGGTTGATTAAAAGATGGATTTACTTTAGTCTTATCGTAATAAGGGAAAAGTTTCCATTCATTATTCTTACCCCAAAAACCTTTCAAAACTAAGTTTTGATTGTTTAGAGTAATAACTAAAATACAACCATCTTTTTTTGTTGTTGTAAGTTTAGCTGTTCCGCCATTACTACCGCTTCCGCTATTGTTATAGCTTTTCTTTTGGTAGTTTTTGTTGTTGTTGTACTGTGGTCTATTATTATATTCCATCAGATTCTCCTTGTTAGTGTTATTGTTTACTACTTTCCATTGTTTCCGTTATGTACTTTGCTCCAATGAAAGCATTAAACAGTTTTTTGCTTAGAGGTATTTCTTTAATCTCAATATTTCCATCTTTTTTTGGAAGTCTTACAATATAAGATGAATGTATTTTCGATTTAGTTTCTTCCTCATAGGCATATGTATACGCATTTAACTGCAAATGATAGTCAAATGATATATGATTACTTGTCTTAATATCAATTAAAACAAGTTTTCCTTTCTTGTCTTTTACAACAAGATCAAGAGTACCAGCATAGTTATACTTTGCAGAATAGATTTTTTTCTCTAATTCTACTACTGTGTAGTCTTGTTTATTCCACCATTCAAAAAAGATGTTCCAGCAATTTACTACTGCTTTATCTTTTTGAGCGGGAATGCTTTTACCTTTAAGAAAATCTTCAACAAGGCCGTGAACAACTGAGCCAACTAGACCAGCGTCCTCTTTAATCTTGTTTGTTTTTTCTTTAGCAACTTTGAAAATTCTTTCAAGTTCTGCTCTATCTAAAGGTTCGTTATTATCTAGCTTACGATTGATTAAGTCTTTAGCTTCCTTTAAAGGAGTATAAACTAACCAATTAGTTAAACTAGGTTTCGGTACACCTCTACCACAGATCCCTGTAACAGAAGCTACTTTTTTATCGTCAACATAGTACATATGCTGTTCATCGTTATAGCTTATGACTTTGCCGTTTTTTAGTGGGTATTTTTTCCACATACTTACCTCTCTTAGTTTAGTTGTTTAAATATATCGTCTACGCTTGTCTTATAGTATTTACTTAACGCAAACAATTTTCTTACCGAACAATTTCCCAACTCAAACTTATATAAACTATGAGTAGAAGTTAGTACGTTGTTGTTGTCTTGCACCACCGCTTCTGCGGTAATGTTTTTTCGAAGTCTAATACTTTTAAACTTCAAACCAATTATTTTATTAAATAGTGATGGGTGTTTCGTTTTCTTATACTTACTAACCATACCATCTAATAAAAAATTATTTTTCATTTCTCTATCCATATTGATACCTTAGTTCAACACAGAATGGCCACGATTACTCAGGCATTTTCTGTAAATTGCTCTATACTTGGTATCAGATATAGTAGTGTTGTCGAACAACCAATAAGTAAAATTGCTAACTAAACCGCTATTATCTTTTGCAACAGTTTTACAATGTTGCTTATCGTTAGTGATTTCTTTAGCTTTATCCTCATTGTATGTGCCTGATCTACCCGCAGTATCTACCACAGGTTTATACGCACAATTTGTTACGAATAACATTAAAGGTATTAACCAAAATATTTTTCGCATTTTTTTTCCTTTCTAGTTTGTATTGCTTCTTACAATTAGCAGTACTATTTAACAAAGAAACCCATTCAGCGTGATAAGGATTAGTGTCGTCAAACCTAAAACCCTTTTTCTTAGACACACGTTGAATAGCTTCAATTCTTTTATCTGCCCAGCCCTTTATATGACTTACTTTATTCATATAAGAAAGCCCATTACGAAACCTATGAAAAAAACTATTATGTGATTTTCATATTTTTCAATTAACTTAAACCAATCTTTTGGTGTTTTATTTAAGATAATCATAAGTTTCCCTTTCTATTATTTCGAGTAGCTGACTCATCAGTATCTAGGAACAACCCTAAATATATGAAGCGATGAACTGAATGTTTATTCAACTCTGCCGAGGGAAAAAAATTGTTCCACCGCTTCATTTCGTCTATCTTAATGCGTGAAGTGTACTAGCATTAAATATGATATGACCACCAAGTTCTTGAAAGAACCTTGCTCTACTTTCAGACATTTCATCTTCATTAGCTAAATTTGTAACTGCATTAGCTAAAGAGAAGTTGTCTACTGTGAAAGTATCGCCATATACTTTATCAAGTCTAGTAAAGATACCCGCTCTCTCATCATCAGTTAAACTATGCTGTTTAGCTAATTTAACAATTTGATCAGAAGTAGTTTTCTTAAACTTAGACGATTTGAACACACCAAATAAATCTTCAAATATTTTTGGATCTTTTAGTGCTGTTATTTTGTCTAACATCTTTTCTAAACTTTCTTCACCCTGAGTATCGTCATCAGCGTGTAGAATTTTCTTACCAACGTGTTTAGCTAAAAATGTTCCAATGTAGCTAGGAGCAACCATTCCATTAGTACAAACCAATCTGTATAAGAAAGGTAATACTTTAAATGAACCGCCACCAACTTCATTGTTAGTGATTGTTATACCCGCTTGTATAATGTCATCAACTTGTGGTGTACCAACATTTCCCTCTATCTCAGGAAATACACCTGTAATAGATAAGTTGTCGCCATCATAATCAGCGTGTTTTATTTCACAACCAACATCAAGCATACGATTGATTGCTTTAGTCGCAATAACATCATTATCAATTCTTTTATAACGATCAGTTAATATTGCTCTAGCAATTTTCGTATCGCCTTTTTCGTACGCTCTAACCATATAGTTTCTTTCTTTTGTATGATCTATCCAAAAGTTTAGATTCTGTACGACTTGCTGTTGGCTTATAGGTAAACATTTTTTTATATATCTGCTTCCTATATCTAGCTTGCCACATAGCAAACTTAAAGAATGATCTGTAAAAGATAACTCTTTATTTTCTCTAGTAACATCTTCACCCTGAATAATTAATTCAGGATAAGATCCTTTAGAGATTTCTGTATACAAAGAACTTAAAGGAACAATGTAATCTTTCTTATACTTTACATCGTCATTTATTCTTTGTAGCATTTGTTTTACGTCTTGTCCTTTTTTCATAAGGTTTCCTCTTTCTAGTTAGTAATGGTTCTGCCATCATCAGTACCTATC